ACCGAGAAGTGTAATCAACATACCAAAGAAATCAACAGAAGGATTCATTAATTCATATTTAAGAACCTCCATCATTAACTTCATCTCCTCTGTGTACTTGCCAGAAGCAATACAAATTTTATTGATCGCATCCATGACATAATACATTACTAGCATCTTAACCTTCTTATCATAAAAGACATGATCACCAGCAATTGTAGTATCCGTACCAAACTTAGCAAGAATGTGAAACAAAGCATCCCATTCAGGTGAAGTGGTATTCAACCCAATTGCTACCCAGAAAAGCTCACGGTTACGTTGCACAACCCTCGCGAAGCCAAGATAAAACATTCTGACAATAACTAAAAGTTCAGCGGGACAACTAAAGAATATTCTAGTTTTACAAGCCAACAATTTTTTCAACGAAACAGCTTCGTCTTTAAGATTGGCTCCAAACACGGCGTGCAAGCGAATACCATCCCGGAGTAACTCCATCCACTCAGCTATTTTCTGTTCCACTTCTGGAGTGAACATAACACCTTCTGGCCACCTATCATCTTCCAATTCCACAAGAAAAGCTTTCTTTGTTTTATAATATGGAAAACCCATGCTAGTACTACGCTTAATAGAATCAACATAAGCCATCCCAGGTACACCATTAACTGCGGCATCAAGACAACAAGGACTAATGAGTTCAAGTTCATTTTGAGATAAGTTTTTCAAAATATGATTAACCCATACGTTAGAAATTTCAACTAAAAGGTCCTCATCCATATCTTTCACTGGCTGAAGAAATTCTTTCAATCCAGCTTGTTGAGCTCTCCACGAATCCATAACGGGTCCATAAAGACGCTCCTCAAGTAATACACCATTAAGTGTTCGCCCATAGATTTGACTAGCTAATTCAGAACTAACAACATTATGGTGTGGGCGAGAACGAAATACCTTAAGCTCACCATGATACATCAAGTTTCCACTATCATGAAAATCAATATAAGATTTCGGAGCCGTATATACTTCAATATCACCCACTGGAATTTTCCCAACCTGGACTTGCATCTCACATGAAAAATGTATGAAATCCTCATAAGAAAATTTCGCTGCGTAAATTGTCCCTGGCTCATCAAATATAGCGTGAAAACCAACAACAACAGGACCATAACCGGTTAGAGCAATCAAGGGAGCACCACAATCACCAACTTTGGTGGGCGTGCTAACCCTACCTTGAAAAACCTCCATGTCAAAGAACAACCCTTGAATGGTGCGTGTCAAATGTACTTTCTTAATATTCAGCACTTCCAACTTATTTACTGATCCATCAGAGTTTTTCAACATATAGAAACCATCATAAACACCATTATATGATGCTTTCACAAAATTTCGTGAAATATCATTGAATAATGCTGGCAAATTACGAGTACGTACTATAGCAATATCACGATCAGGAATTCGCTCAATTTGTGTCTGCTTCACAACAAACTCAATTTTGGGTGAAACGAGATGATTTCTTCCAAGGTAAACCACAAATTTGCAATCAATGCCTAATGGTATTGAATGAGAATTTGTTAAAAAATGTTCATTAGAAAGAACAGTCAGAATTCCAGAAAGCTTCCAAGCACCACCTTCAGTGGGTTCAAACGTCTCAAAAAGCAATGAATTTCTACATAACTTGCGTTCAAAACCCACAAGGTCCCGGCATAAATCTGGAACAAAATCAATAGTAGTAACTGATCTATCTTCAACTGACCACATATTAACTTTATCATCACGAGGTGCTCTTTTAGGATATTCACCAAAATCACGCAACGCCTGTACCTGAGGTCCTACCTCAGTGGGTAAATCAGACACACTTGGTGGTGAATTGTCAGACATGCCATAGCTCACATCAGACTTGCTTTGCTTAACTTCAAACTTCTGAGATTTCTTCCAAAAACCATAAGCAACTGCCGCCAAGGAGCCAACACTAAGAAATGCTATAGCACATTTAATATACGCTGAACCACCACCAAGTGTGGAATCAACTGTCTTACCAAGCTTTCGAACAAAAAATTTTTGATTTTCTGTTCGCACTAAACAAGGCCGTAAAAACCTCATAGCAATCTTACGCATGAAATCATATTTACTGAAAAAACGAACAGTATTCCGGAAAATTTGACTATAAAAATAAAATGAGACCAAAAGTTTAAAAATCGCATCGCAAAGACCACCTACAATACTACCAGATGGTTCTGTGATGTTTTTCTCGACAAAAACTTCAGAAACATTCAACAAGTCATTAATATCTGTATGTTCTTTAGTGAACACAGTGAAGTTATAAAAATCATGAAGAATGTCACCATCACTCCAACCACGTTTGAGTAAGAGTGGCAATTCTTCATAAGCATAGTAATCTAGATAAACATCTTCACATTTTCCAGCCAAACGCTCTTTAAACATAAAAGAAAGTTGTGGTGAATACATTCTAATAATCTTTTTATCAAAATTACCATCTCGCCAAGGTTTTTTATCATTCGTGACTGTTCTGAACAAATCTAAATTGCCATTGCGTTGTAAAAATTCTTCAAGAAAACGACTCTCACCTTCTTCTTGCTCAGGAATTTCCGTGTCACGTGGGTGTGCAAATACTGCTTCGTCTCCAACAACACGATAAGCCTGAAGACCCATCGTCTCACATAGACACATGTCCTTTGGGTTTGTACAACCAGAACAAATTTCAATCTGGTATTCAGTACAATTCTTAAGCGCACGTATCTGCTCCTTGTCGTGTTGATCACTAACCTCTCCAAGCCATAACAAAAACATTTGCATATTGGGAATTGTCAAAGCGTACTTGTACTCACCACACATATTAGCTGCTCGAGTGGCAACATAAATCTCAAAAGACCAGAAATCATCGTACCCTGTTGTCTCTGGCACTTTATTTGGGTCAAGAGAAATACCATCATCACATGTGTATTGAGGTTTAACCTTAGGTTCAATACGGTACTTAAGGCGACGCATTGCTGCGTATGATGCTCTGTAATAAATTGGAATATTAATATCTGGAACATTTGAAGATACCATACACAAATTACACAAGACAGGAGTTTTGCCTTTGTCTTCAATAGCGGCTTGGGGGGCACACCACGCAATCATGTTATTAATTCGCATGATGTCAGCAATAGTTGGATCAATACCCTGTATTTTAGCAGGGTTATGAATTGCCGCATCATCAATAATAATAGTATGCATATTGGATCTAAAGTTTTCGTAATACTCAGTTTCCGAAGTAACTGTATAAACAAAACCTTTCCCGGTAGGACGACCCCGACGCCGAGCATCAAAATCTCCAATAATCGACATGACAGCAGATTTGCCAATGCCAGAATCACCATAGATAATAAATGCTAAAGGTGCTTTACGCATGGATTGTGCTGCTGTGACAGATAAATATCTATTTTCAATAGCAGTCAAATCATATTGCAAACTGTGAAAAAACTTTCCTTCAGGTGTTGACACTTTCATATATTTAGTCAGACTTTTAGCCTCAGCAATAGTATTTGCTAATTCTAACACATAAGTGTGAATGTCTAAACCAACAGCAGCTGGATTGCTAAGAAACTCTGATTGCATCTTAAGCTTTTTAGCCTTTAATGTCCAAACACTTAAACTATCACTATCAATGAAAAAATGATCAATATCTCCTGTCAACATGGCTTGTCTCCCCTGTTTTAAAAGAAAAACAAGCAAACCTGCACAAGCGTCCATAAAACTCAAACAATTAATGAGTGTTGGTCGAATCTTCTTTTTCTCAAGTTTATCAAAAATCTCTGAATTAACTTCAATGCCAAGTTTGTGATAAACACAATGCATGATTAAATGATTAAAAAAGGTCTTCATCTTGTTACCAAGTTCTGAATCTTTACAACGAGAATAATTATCGTAAAAATCTGATAAAGTATTTGTCCAATGACCATCACTCTGCAGAGAAAATGCAGACTTAAAATCATTTACAAACCGCTCACACAAATCACGATAAAAATAAACATTAGCACGTCCTGTTGCAGAACGTATAAAACATCCAACGGCAACAGACGCCTCATGTACGCCCTTTGAATTTTTGAGCTGAAATATAAGACAACAAATGTCTTCAATCAACTTAACAAAAGGTTCATATTCATCAACTGTTGTTAAGATATCCTCGAAAGTTTTTCCACTTTGTAATTGAGGGTTCATTAGAGGCAGTTCGTCATCACTGTCCTCATCTGATGATAACAACAAGGGACGAGGTAAGATCCCAGTTCGTTCAACAAGCTCCATGATAATCTGAATTCTACCAGACATACCATAATGTCTAAAAGATCGTGTTGGATCAAGTCTCTGCCATAACCAATAGAGCTGAACATATTGTAAAGGAAAGATTTCTTGCATTCTGAAGAAAACTTCACGAAGCGTTCTTGCTTTAAAAGTATAAAGTACAGGAGCCTCATCCTCAGGGCTCTCGAGAATCTCGATGTCCCTAAGAGGTGGTAGTCGCACATTGCGACACGTTGATTGTGGCAGACGAACACGCAATTGACAAAAATTGCAAGTTCTCATACCTTCATTTGGGTTGTTAGAGCACACACAGGTGTTAACAACATTAAGATTAAGCGTATTAAATCGATTTCTCATTATTATTATACTCTGGTTCTTAAAAGACGTATTATTCGGCCAGTCAGGCTATAGAGTGTTCTAATGTTACACACAAGATAATCTTGACTTTTACATGATCAGTAAATTGTAAAATTCCATCAAAGGAACTAAATCGTGACATAGGCAATGGGGTTTCCATGAGGGACCACACATTAATCATATCTCCACTACGATGGAGATTGCCAAGTTGCTAAAGAATAGTGTCAGCGAGCCCGTTACGCTGGAGGGACTATCTATAGGTCAACTATCATTATTTAATTACCGGCCAAAGGCCATTCAATGACTTCATTAAACAATTGTTTTCAACCACTACATGGTGGTAAAGACTTTGTTTAATTTTATAATTTTATATTTTTTATATTTTTATATTTTTAGTGTTATTGTTTTAAACAACTTAAACAACAACAACAACAACAAGGGGGTTTATCTACTATTCAGATTGTCAACATTCTTTCATGTTGTCAACATACTTTCATGTTGTCAGGTAAGTAAGCTTTAAATTCTTGCAAATGTGTCGACCACAGAACTACACAAAAGGAAGAAACATTGTTCAAGCTAAAAGATCTGAGGTGACATAGCAACACTGAGAACTCAAAGGTAAACAACGAAAGCTATACGACAGGTACCAAACTGTCTATAAAACACAACGTTAAGTTG